ACAGACGTGGACCGAGCGATGTGGAAGGCGGCCCCTTCCTCCTGTGCCTTGGGGTCGCCGGCCAGTCCGACGAGCACCTCGTTACGGGTGACGAGCTCTGCCCGCAGGCTGTTCAGCTCGTCGCGCCGCTCGTTGTGCTCGTTCCATCGCGTCTTGCCCTCTTCGTCGAAGGAACGGCCGACGTACTCGCCGTCCAGCCCCTCCAACTTGGTCTTGATCTCCTCCAGCTCGGAGTCGATCTCTTCGATGCTCAGGGGATCCGCCATTCGGGATCCTCCTTCCGGCTCTCGCCATAGAGCTGTGAGGATCCGCGGCGCACCGAGGGCGTCTCTTCCTGCTGCTCCTCGATGGGTGCGGCCACCTGATCGTCGTCCTCCTCGGCAGCGACCAGGGCTTCGACCCGTTTCTCGGGGTCGATCAGTGAGCGCAGCTCGTCCAGTGTCAGCGACGGCTGGCGAAGTTCGTCTGTCAGCGAGCGTAGCGTGGCCGTCGTGCCCCTGTAGACCGGGAACGGCGTCGGCCCGAACTCTCGCATCTGCAACTCCTGGTGGGTCTTTTCGGGCAGGCCGGCCGGATTGTGCGTCGAGCGCTTCGGCCAGGCCGTGTCCTTCGTGCGCACCGCGCGGAAGTTGAACGACACGCCGTAGAGGCCCGCCTCCAGGCCCGGCAGCAGCGCCCGTACGTACTCGGCGTCCAGCAGCTCGACTTCGTAGTTGAGCGCCTTGCCCGTGTTCTCGAAACTGCGCACCCGGCCCAGCGGCTTGCGGCCGATGGCAGGGTCGTCCCCGTGGTCGAACAGCACCTGAAGACGGTCGCCGTTCTCGGCCAGCGTCTTCTCGAACGCCTGGGGCTCGATCGACTCCATGAAGTGCCCCTCGCGCGCCGAGCGAATCTCGTTCCACTCGTTGAAGGCGACGAGCTGTCCTGAGAGAATCGGCCCGCCCTCGTCCCCGTTGGATCGGATCTGGAAGTCGTACGAGCCGAGCCGCGCCAGCACGCCCTCGAACGACGGGACAGGCCGCCCCGTCTGCTGTCTCTGTGCCATAAGGTTCCTCCTGGGATTTACTGCGGAAGAGCGGCCAGCGCCTCTTCGTCGGGGACGCTGCCGTTGGTGGTGCCTGGTTCCTCCGTCTTTGCTCCAGGCTCCAGCAGCTGCACCGAAACCAGCCCGGTATGCGAGAGGCGGGAGAAGTCGTCGGCCTCGACAGCCGATACGACCGAGTCGGGCTCGAAACCGGCGTCGATCAGCGACTTGATGGTGGCCGCTTTGCCCTGCTGGATCTCGGCCAGATCTTTCTGGTCCTCGGCCAGCGCCGGAATGTCACGGTCGTCGTACCAGAGCTCGGAGCCTGAAGGCGTTTCGATGATCTGCGCCAGCGACCCGGCCGCGTTTCGCCACAGCGGGCGCATGGTGATGTCCGCGAAGCGCCGGATCGACTGCGCATAGTTCGAGTAGGTCGCCGCCTCCAGCCCCTCGCTCAGTCCGGCGATGACGGGCGGCACGCCGGCGACTGCGGCTATCCGCGTCTCACCCGCTCCCTGCACCGCCTTGAAGTCCGCCTGCTGGAAGTCAGCCCCGATCACAACCGGATCCGCACCGCCGGCCAGGAACATCGTCTTGTATGCGTTCTGCCAGCCGTCGTGCTGCTCACGGAAGTTGGCTACGAAGGCATCGAAGGCCTCCCGGCTGATGCCGGGATCCATCTTCAGCATCAGGTTGGACGTGGCGCCGTGCTCCCAGAACTTCGTCTTGTGCGCAGTGGCCGCGTTGTCGGACAGGATCTCGCGCAGGCAAGCCGAGATCCAGGACATGCCGCGATAGGTGGCCAGCGGATCGGGCCGATCGACGAAGTGACACACCTCTTCGAGCCGCAGCGGCACCGGCTCCGAGCCCGCCTGCTTGCCACCGGGCCAGTAGGCATAGCCCGCCTTGACGGGACCCAGGTCTCGCCCCGGCGGCTGGCCTAGCAAAATCGACACCCAGTCCGGCCGCAAGCGCATTATCCCGTTGCGCTGGCGGACGCCGTAGAAGTTTCCGGCCAAGTCGACGTCCTGGATCATGCGCGTCAGCAGGTCGGCGGTGGTCGCGCCCGTCCAGGGCTTCTCGAGCGGGACCAGGCTGGTCGTGCCGAACATGTCGCCGGGCCTGCCGTTCTCGCGCTGGACGGCGCGAAACTGGAAGCGGGCCTCCGAGAACAGCGACTTGCGCACATCCATGCAGGCATGCACGACCGGGTTGCAGAGGAACGCCTCCGCATAGCCCGAGAAGCTGGCTGCGATCTCTTCGCGCTCACCCTGCAGCGATTGGCTGTAGCCCGATCCGTAGCCGTAGGTCGAGCCGTTGAACGTGAAGTACGAGAGGTACTCCTGCAGAGAGATCGTCGAGCGCTTCTGCCATGGCCATCTCATGCGAAGCTCACCATCAACTCGCGGGGCTCCGCGTTCATGTTCTCAACGGCCACAAAATGCACCATCGCCGCGGCGACCAGGGCGTCGATCACGCGCTGATCCTGCTGGAAGCCCTTGCTCTGCTTGGCCGGCCGATCGAACTTCGTCTGGCCGCCGGGCAACACCTTGGCGACGGCATTGAGCGCGTGGCGCGTGAGACCAGGGTCGCCCGCGTGTTTGAGCCAGCCGAGGCGCAGTCCCTCCATGAAGCGCGCATATGCCTCGCAGAGATTGGCGTTCGCCTGCTGGTGCTCGATGACCTCTGCCCCGAGCTCGTCAGCGATCCAGATGGACAGGTCGTGAGCGTCATGGGGGTCGATCACGCAGACCTCGATCGGGTTACGCTCGTGAATGGCGATGAGCGCGTTCTCGACCAACGACGGATCCAGTGAGCTGCCATCCCTCGGCGGAACGAGAACGCTAGCTGGCCCGAGCAACCTGAACTCCGAGTCGCGCAGCCACAGCGGGACGATCGCCGTCGTGTCCCACTTCCACGCGACGTCAACGCCGACCCAGACTGGTTGCCCTTCGGGGATCACTTCGTCCGTCTGCGCGCGGTGCCATTCGTCCTCCTGAATGGCCGCGTACTCGGAGCGCGTCGGCAGGTTGCAGACGAAGCGGCGCCAGTGCTCTTCCTTGTACGAGGGCGAGTCGTGCTTTTCGCGCAAGGTGTCGACGGTGATTCCTGAGAACGGGTTGGCGCGCGCTACCAGCTCGAGGTCGTGAATGTCAGCCCTCTCCGGCACTGCCCACTCATGCAGAACGAAGGACTCGCCGCATGCCCGTACAAACGTCTCGTCGCGCGTGGTCTCTTCGGCACGCTGGCGAAACTGTTGGCGCGTCTCCTCGAACTCGGCTCCCGGTTCGCCGGCAGTCGAGATCGTCACCAACTGCGCGCCGCGCTTGAGCAGCTTGCCGCGCCATGTCCGATACAGGTTGAGGTCACGATGGCGATGAAGCTCGTCGATGATGCAGAGCGTCGGGATGATCCCGTCACCCGTGCGCTCGTCGGCGGCCATGATCTGAATCCGCGAGTGCATCGAGTCGCATCGAATACGCCGGAATCCCTCCTGACAGCGGAACGTGTCCTCGAGATCGGACCGAAACACGAGCCCATCGGCCTGGCCGTAGATGATTCCGGCCTGGTCGCGTGAGGAGGCTGCGATGTTCACACGCCCCGTCTTCGTAAACTCGCAGTGGTAAAGAGCAAGACCGGCGACCAGCGTCGACTTGCCGTTGCCTTCGGGGACGACGAACCAGGCTTCTGGGTAGCCGGCGAATACATCCTCCATGAACGCGAGCTGAAAGTCCTCGAGCTCCCAGTGCTCATCGTTGTCGAGGATCAGCTGCGACGCCCACTCGCGGAAATGATTGAGCGTAAAGGGCTTGAGTTGGGAGGCGAGAGCCGTAGTCATGTTCTGACCGCCACCTGCACGGACTCGCCCGTGGTTTGACAGCCGTTGCAGACCCAGTACAGGCCGCCGCCACTTCGGTCGCGGCGATTGACGAGCAGCATCAGTCGCTCCAAACGGCGACAGCGAATACAGGGGTCAGGAACTTTTCGCATCGTTAGTTGCGTGGTCACGTTTTTCGCGGACGGC